GGCAGAAGATGTATCCCCTGATTCAGATTTAATTTTTTCAAGAATGGATCGTTCTTTTTCTCGAACATCAGTCAATTTATGAATCTGAGACTGTAATCCTTCAGCCTTTACTTTATTTGCTTCTTGTTCTTTTCCTTCAGCCATCAATAATTTAATGGAGGAAGTCATTTCCCTGTTGAGAAGAGATAATTCTTCTTTGTTGCCACGAATACCGCTTTTTTCGTATTCATAAGCTTGTTTTGCTTTTTCTTGTTGAGCTGTTAAAGTAGCCATTTGCTTAACATTATTATTAATTTGTGTAGCTAATTTATCATATTGAGCCGCATTTTCACTGGTTCGCTTACCCATAGATTGAAATTGACTACGCTGTTTTTCAATGACTTTCTGCTGTGCTTCAATCGTTTTAGTTAAGCCCTCATACTGCGACTTTGCTTTATTTAAATCATCGCCTAGACTATTAAAAATGGACATCTGAGCCTTCATTTCCGAAGACGATGCCCTGACTGCATTCTTTATTGTACTTAACGATTGGCTGACTCCCACATCTTGCAAGCCTACATGGATAACATAAGATCCGAGAGCCTTTGTTGATCCGACTGCCATTTATTGACCACCTTCTATTTTATTGGCCGTATTAAATTATTTTTGCTAATTGCGCGAGTGACACACGCTGATTAGCCGATTCTTCAGAATACAAATCCATCAATTCGTAATAATCGGATTCCAGCACTTGATTAATTGTCCAGTTTCGATCATCCATTAATTGACGGATTAATTTATTGATAACCTGTAATGCTTGATCAGGAGTTACTTGCTCTCCTGATCGGCTTTGACGTTTTTTGCCGGATCTTCCTCTTCGATATGGAGAATCTTGTTAGTGATTTCACCTGACAATTTACCGAGTGATTCCACATCAAAATTTTCTTCTAGATATTTTGTAGTAATCTTCTTGCTGTTTACCATGTCGATAATATATTTGATTGCTTCATCAGTGAGTTTAATTTGGGCATCAATATATTTCATTGGATCTTTTTCATTTTCAGATTCAAGAAGCACCTTCTGCATTTTTAATGTCTTTTTATAGTTGATAATATTTTCCTTAATTTCAAATTCATCTTTTCCAATTGTAATTCGTGCCATTTATAATCATCCTTTTTAGTCATTTTGTTTAATTAAATAAAAAAGGCACAAGCCAATTAATTTAGCCTGTGCCTTTATGTTTCATTGTTTAATTATTATCAAGGTGCTACGTCAGGCGGAAAGACTAGCGCATCCCAAGCCGTTTGTAGAAAATCTTGATCAGCTTCAAATGCTTTTGCGAAAATTTTATTATCGCTCATGCGTGCCTCAGCAGTAAAAGTAATCGTGTCATAGTTTTCCTGAACGTTCGCATTGTTTGTATCAACTTTCTGATCAGGGAAACTGAATACACCTTTAAGCAAAGCTAAATGAACAGGCTTATCCCCATCAGAAGAGATTAACTCAATTGCACAATATGGGGCAACGGTATCAGAATCAATGGTATAAATACCATTTGTCTTTACTGATCCTGTAATCTGTGCCAACTTATCCGCATCAATATTTTCCGTGGTTAGGCTCAATGAAACGGCTCCTGCACCACGTCCTCGAATAACACGAGGAGCGTTACTTCCATAAACTGTCTGAGTCGAAGCACTCAAATTTTGAATCTGTGCGGTTTGAGTACGACCGCCATTTGCTGCATCAAGTACAAAAGTATTAGCTGTTGCAAAAGTTTCAGCACCATCTGTCATGACACCGATCTTTGCAGAATCAAAACCTACTAACATATATGTATCAGTCCTTTTAATTTAATTTATTGTCATTCTTAGAAAATTGCATAGTAAAAAACAGTTCTGATGTATCGGGGTCTATTTCCACTCCACTATCAAAACTGCAATACCATTTGTTGCTTTCCATTATTGAGTTGATTAAGAGTTCAACTTGTTCAATATTTGAATCACTCGGATCAAACCACGCTTGAATCTGCACGGTACGATAACGACCGCCAGCATGATCGCTTCCGAAGTTAGTAAATGAGGATCGAATATCACTAACGAGGATAACAGGTGTTACATTTTGGAACTCATCTTTAATTTTGTAGCCGCAAATATTGTCAACCGGAACGATCTGAGTTAAGTCAGCATCCGTTGTGAGAATTTTAAGGACTGTTGGCACATTAAGCATGATTATCAACGTCCTTCCTCAACTCATTAAACATAGCTTCGCCCATTGCATCTTGCTGCTGATCAAACGTATGCTGCATAAAATGTTGACCTGGCTGAAATTTAGTCCCTTGATCGACAAAGCGATAATAAAATCCCTTTTTATCATAGCCGACATCAACCGAGTGATCATCATATTGATCCGCTTGAAAAGTAACATGATCCTTCAAATAATTACCCTTTTTATTGCTCTCAGGATGCTTAAATGTCACATTTTCCAAGGCTTCTGCATAAACATTGGCTGCTGCATTAACCGCATTCTTTTTAGCTGTTTCACTGATAATCAACTTATCCAGATTGTTTAAGATGTCATCCAATCCAGTGACTTCAACATTATTACTCATGCCTTTGTCACCTTCTTTAAAATGACTGTATCATAGCGAATGATATTATTTGTTTCGTCAGATTCCACATCAATCACTTGATACTGAACACCATTTAATATGGCTCTTAATGTATTGTTAACATTAATATTGTGACGAATAATAACAGTGATATTATCTTGTTGATCTGTTCCTAGAACAGTAAATGTTTGATTAATTGTGCGCTTAAAAATGGCACAATAGCAAGTAAATTGAGGAACAAATGAGGGAACGCTCACACCATTTGTATTCGTTACACTTTTTACGATGCCAAATTGAATAGTGCGATTCATGCGAGAAGGATCGTTAATTAGAGCCATCAGCAGCACTCCCGAGGATGATTCCTTTTAATTGAGTAATCACCATATTTACCGAAAATGGCATAACTGTTGGCACACCAAAAACAACAGGCACATTGTTGAAATACCAGTTAGCAAATAATAGCATCACCGCACGCTCAAACAATGGTTCTGCTAGATAGACAGATTCATCAACCGTTGAATCTACTGAATGAATGATACTGGACTTCGCTTGTTCCAGCAGCGCATTCAAATCATCGTCAGAATCAATTCCATCATCAATATGCAATCTGCGTCTGACAGTTGCTACATCTAACGACATTAGCTATCACTCCTTTCAATTTTTATGAGTGATTAGGCTACAGTATAAGTTACATAGAATCCAGCAGCAGCATCAGCTTTCTGAACATCGTTACGGAGAACACCAACTAAATACTGGCCATAAATCTGATCATTCTGCCATTCGAGGGATACTTGTTTGCGATCTGCAAAGAGTACCGCACGTTTCAAATCACCAATAAAGGCAACTTTATCACCGGCAAGAGTACCAATAAGCGTGTCGTCAACGACAACTAGAGGAAGACCTAAGAAAGTTTTGCCTGTGGCCGAAGAAAGCGAATCATTTAGGAGATAATGCCCCTGAGAATCTTTAAGCTGATCCATCGCATTATAGAAAGAAGCCGAGCAAATGACCGATTTGTTGTATGCCTGATCGAGGTCAACATTGACAATCGTTTTGAGATCATCAACATCTGCCGCAGTCTTAGCAGCGAACGATTTAAGCACCGTTGCAATAAAATAGTTGTTCGTATTCAATTCTTCCTGCGAGATAATATCATTAATAAGACCAATCAAATCAGCCTGAGCATCATCAATAGATTCCTGAGAAACAGGCAATGCACCACGCTTCGTTGAAATTGTATATTGTAAGTTAGAGAAACTTGGTTTTGCAAGATCAGGATTTGCTGCGAGTTCTGTAACAGAGTTAAAGCGATCCGCAACTTTCGCCATAACAGGATAAGTACCACTCGCTGTTGTAACAGGAGCCACATTAACATACTGCTTCAAGTCATAAACTGTTTTAACCTGCTGTTGTGGCTGATAGACAATTTCTTCAGGAATGAGAACACCTGCATCCGCTGAGGTCAATCCATCACGAACCTGACCTTTCGTATGAATAAATTTATTGAGTGCTGCTCTCTTTTCAGCCAATACTTTTTCTTTTTCGTTTTCGCTAACAATTTTCATACCACGTAATTCCCCTTCTGGTTTTTTATTTTTATCAATTTTGAGTTCTTCAAGTTTTGAACGAGTTTCAAGTTCACTATTTAATTTATCGATTTCTACCTTGCCAGCGTCAATGTCTGCCATGCGCTTGTCAATCTCAGTCATATCAGCATCTTCAGCGTTGGCCATCGCTTTTGTTTCGGTAATTAGTTTGTTACGTTCTTCAACTTTCTTGCTAATTTGTGCTTTAAGTTCTTCAATTGTCAATTTAAATTCCACCTTTTTTATGTATAATTAGCCTTCGATTTCAGCCAATTTAAGTTTGATTTTTGCTAATTTAATAGCCTTACTGCGTTCTTCAGATTGATGCTGCTTGTATGTATCAAGTGATCGCTGTGCTACTTCAACAGACGTTTGACGATAAGCAGGAATGGATACAGGCGATACATCAAAGATTTCAGCAATATTTGTAACCGTTCGAATATAATCACCG